TCAGGCTTGTGCAGCCAGTAACCCCTTATCTTTGCAGAACTGAATAACTTCTACATAGCGGAAGAGAGCGCCGCCTTTAGGTGGGTGGATTTCTTCCACTTTCTGCGGGAATGGTGTGCCGGATTCTTCCCACTGTTTGCGCTTACGATAAAACGTGGTTCTGGAGATACCACCAAGCATCTCCTGAACGCGCTCACGGTTAACCAGAACCGGTTGAATGCTGATTGTTGTTTGCATGCTTTTCTCCAGGCAAAAAGAAGCCCGGCGAACCGGGCAAATGGGGGATAACGTGGCAGTGCTTTCGCACCCAATAGCCAGCTCATAACTGGCTATCAGTTGCGTCAGTCATGCGGATGATTAACGATGTCGTAGAATTGACCGTAGGTAATCTTCTTGAAGCTATCTGGAATTACTATTTCCCCGTGGCGTTCTTCTTTGTTGTTAGGGATGGCGAATACCAAGCAGTCATCACGACCAGGGTGTTTGCCTCCACACGTAGAAAGCATTGCGAATCCGAATCCGCGTCCAGACTGACCACCAATGCCGGTTCGCATGATGCCGTAGTGGTTGACGATGTAGTCATTCCACTCAGGCAGGGATTTCAGCTTTTTGTTTGCTTCTTCTTTCACAGCATCGAGAACTTTATTGTAAGCTCGGCCTTCCTTTGTATTTCCTTTCCCCCTGCCAAGTACCACTCGCTTCCCATCAAACATTTCTTCTCGCTTAATAGTCATTAAGCATGGGAATTCATATCCTTTTTCCCAAGCAAACCCACTAAGCAATCCACCACCACCTCCCCAGCCGCTTGATGTTGTCCATGCGATAGCGCCAACCTTTCCTACTGCATCAGGAAGAATGGCGTTTCTTTGTTTACTGATTTCCTCATATCCATCAATCAGCGATTTCACATCATCGCCTTCCACCATGTAGTAATCGTAAAATTTGCTTTGATCTGACATTGTTATCCCTCATGCCGCCCGCATAGCGCGGAGGCGTTTTAATCTTTGCGCCATGCAAAAGTAAGTGGTTCATTGACCAGCCACAGATGACGCATGTTAGCTACATTGACCACGTCCTTTTGTGCCGGGTAAATTTCGACAGCATCGCGATCCTCATATCCGACTGCGTTCTTTATCTCCTGCAAAGCATCCCAGCTAATCCCATCTTTCCAGCGTCCTGAATTAGCCATGCTGGTAGTATTTACCGACAGGCGAATAACGCCGTTTTCCTCCTGAAACTCCTGTACGAGAAAGTAAGAGTTAACCCATACATTGCTGCGTTTCGGGTCATGGCATCGTACAGGCCAGCTTTCCTTCGGTACTTGTTTGAGTATTCCGATCACGTCTCATGCTCCTTAACTTTTCGATGTGTTCTGCTGTTTCGATTTCTTCGGTGATCCGCTCGGCTTGTGCTTTGGTCAGCGGTTCAAATTCATGTTGAAAGCGGCCCATGCTGGCTATGCAGGTGCGTCCGTTGTGGATGTAGTGGATTACTTCGTGGGTAGCGCGGAGGATTTTGCAGGGTGCTCCATGGGGATCGGCGTACCAGGTATTAGGCTGGATTATCCTGAACATTGGCTGAGTCCTGCATCATGAGGAAGCACTCCATTGCACAGCGCAGTGGATTTTTACCATTACTGTGATGTGCTGGGTCGCTGGCAAACATCCAGTCACCCTCGTACAAAGTAAACTCATTGAAAGCAACCCACTCACCCGCAGCCGAATCTGGGATAATTGCTATCCTGTTTTCTGTGATAATCGGCCACGCGTCTGCCGGGTTGTTGCAGTAGTCGAAAGTCTTAGTCGCGTAGCCAGTATCTTCATTCCACTCCACGCCAACCGATGGCGTTCCGCGCTTGGCTATATCGCATTCATCTGGGTGAAAACCAATGGCGATAGCCACGGCTCGGTTAATTTCAAAGTCACTCAGCTTGCTGTAATCCATCACATCCTCCGATTACGCTTTTCTTCATCTTCCTGACAACTAACGCACTTCTTACAGCCAGGAAACGCATCTCTACGTTCAGGAATTAGCGGATCGCCGCATTCCTCACAGTGCGTTGCTGATACTGCTGAGTGGTTGAGTCTGTGTGCCTGAATAGCGTTTTCGCGCATCATCTATTCGAGAGCGCTGGCCTGATCGATGATTTCTGATGTCATTTGCGACTTCTCCTACGCTTTTTGGCTGCTCGGCGTGCTGCGGCAATGCCCGTTTTCCCGCCACCAACTGGATAACTGGCATCCATGCGTAAAGCAGGTGATATTTCAGCGAAACTCCATGATTTAATTGATGGCATGGAAGCGCCAATCAATGCTATTACGGTTGATAAATGCTTCATCAATGCTCCAGGAACTGTCGGTTAATTCGGTTGAAGGTGAACGCGAGAAAATAAAAAGGCCGCATTAGCGACCTTGTGATTCGTTTGGTTAGCGTCATGATTCGACTCCGTATCGGCCTTGCATGCGACCGATGCTGCTAACGAATGCCACCAGGCTGATACCCAGTGGCGCAATTTTCTGATGGTGCTTTTTGATGATTGGCGGCACTACTGCATTCCATTTCGGCTTAGGCCTGCATTTCATCGTCTGCATAATCTCTGCCACACATTTACGACCTTGTGCGCGGACGGCGTTGTCTTGCTCTGGTGTCATGCGGCCTCCGTCGTCTTTTTGAAGGAGTGAGCAATTCGCGCAGAAGCAATGGTTACGTAATCCGGGTTCAGGTCGATGCCGATGAAGTTAAATCCTTCCTCGATAGCTGCCCGACCAGTGCTCCCGCTCCCCATCCACGGATCAAGCACGGTACCGCCAGGCGGAGTAATCAACCTGCAGAGATAGCTCATTAGAGCGATCGGCTTAACGGTAGGATGATTGTTCTTCGCGCCATTGGTGCGACCAGCACCGGCGCGCGGGTCATTAATGCCGACGCTGCCCTCTTTACGTCCGCCGGTCATGTCGCAGGCTGATGTCGCTATGAATCGCTCTAGGCCTTCGTCTCGCTCCTTCGGTTTGACCTTAGCGCAGTAGAAGAATCGGGCGGCGCTTTTTTCACTTTCCACTCTGGCAGCATGTGCCTTTGGCGCTGCCATATCACCATATCGACCCTGTGATGGTCGTGCGCGTCCGGTTTCCTTTAAATCCCCTTGCTGTCCTTTCGCATCCGGAAATGCCGACACGACTACTTCGCTACCGTCATGAATGATGTTTGCTGGCCAACGTCCCTCTGGTGCCTGTTCGTAATCACTAACCGGCTCGGTTCCGTCACGTTGATGTGAAAGCAGGAATCCAGCGCCACCGCTAAGCGACTCATCAGTTGTTATCCTGCAGGCGTCGATATTGATTGCGCCGGTACCATGCTCGGTCATGTTGGCTGACACCGTCTTTTTGAATGGCTTTCGAGCCATGACGATTGGCTCATGGGCTGGTTTCAATGCGGTACCCCATCCATCAAAATCGCCATCGAGGTTATGCGACTTCGGAAAACCGCTTCCGTAAATCCAGAGAATTTGGTCACGGATTTCGAAACCGGCATCCTCTGCATTAACAACAAGGCGGTGATAAGTGCGTGAACCGCCAAATGCCAGAAGATGACCGCCTGGCTTAAGGACGCGTAGGCATTCCTGCCACTGCTCAACGGTGGGAACGTCGTAATCCCACTTATGGTTCATGAAGCTCAGCCCGTACGGCGGATCCGTCACGATGGCGTCAACGGAGTTATCAGGCAGAGTTTTCAGAACGTCCTCACAACGCCCGACGTGAAGTTGATAGGTCATGCGTCCTCCGGTTTATGCTTATCCCATCCATTCCGCTCAATATTCACAGCCAGCCGCTTATCTCCGACCTCTTCGATACTCCGACCGGTAATCTCTGCGACTTCTACGTTGGTGTAGCGCATGAGCGCTGATAGTTCTTCTATGCTCCAGACTTTCATCAGTCGCTCCTTATTTGTCCGTAACGACCGCGATACGTACGCATACGGTCATCAACGTAATCAGGCTCTACAGGACCAACTACCATCCATCCCGGCCTGAATGACGCTTCTAAGTTGGTGTACCAAACTTCCTTTTCGTGCAATTCCTGAAGCCTGTCTTCCATGGTCGGCTTCTGGAAATTGTCATTAGCGATAGCTGCAAAGCAACGTGCCAGCACCTCTTCTTTAGTGCCGGATCGCTTTGGTGGGCGCAGATATCCCGCCCCATTGAGAGGTGATGGCATGATGCATCCCTTTTATTTTGTTATTGATGGATAACCCATGACTGAAGGTCTTTGTCGAACTTCGCGCCGATATCGGCTGGGTGCTCAGGCGGGAGGATGATTTGCTTTCCTGTAATACGATCAACCCCATGAGATGCAACAAGAGATTCTTTTCCTGTCACCTCATCCTTTTCGATGGTTGTTATAACAATAACCATGGAGGCCACCTTTCCTAAAAAGGGATGTCGTCGTCAAAATCCATAGGCGGTTCGCTGGCTTGCGGCGCAGCTGCGCGTTGTTGTTGCTGTCGCTGCGGCTGTGACGACGATTGCTGGCTCTGCTGCTGTCCATTGCGCGGAGGAAGGTCTATATCTCGCACCAGAATTGTTGGCGTCTGAGCCGCTGATCCATCCTGACGAGTCCACTCTTCAATGACGAACTCTCCTGAAACAGTGACCTTTGCGCCTTTAACTAATGCCGCAGAAAGCTTCTCAGCCATCGCACCAAACATTTTGCAGTTCAGCCATGATGTCTTTTCGTTCTCACCAAATCCTGTCTTTGCCGGGATAGAAAATGATGCAATGTGCTTCCCGTTTGGTGTGACACGGAGTACCGCGTCTTTACCAACGTTTCCGGAAACGATGATGGTGTTAATTGCCATTTATGCCGCCTGTTTGAGTTCTCTGATTCTAATGCCGGTAACGTCTTTGCATTTAGCCTGATGTTCAGGCCATCCGTTAAGGCGTTGCCATGTTGATGCGTACTGTTCCTGCAGTTTTTTGCTATCGTTTTCTGCTCCGGCGTACTGAGTAAATTCAGCCAGAATCTGGTCTGCATCAGCCGGTTTTAAGTGGTGAACTTCTGCATCGGCATCAATCGCAGTTTCTTCGGTAGGGATGCAGAACGCCTGAAAAGCTGCGTATTTGTAGGCGATAGACATAGCCTTGTTGGTAGCCTTGTCTCCGCTGTCCATCGCTTCTCCGTAGGTAGTGACCGTGTGGGTGCTGCCGTCCTCGGTGCTGACGAAATCGAAGTCTCCGCGAACAGTGATATAAAACAGAGCGCCACCGCTTTTACTGGTTCGCTCTACACATGTTCGTTCGGTATATCGAGGTAGAATCAGGAGCTTATTCTTGACCAGCTCAGGAGCCAGTGCGTTGTAGATGTCGTCGATTCCACGAAACGCATAGTTAACCTGGCTGCCTTGTTTTTTCTCCTTCCGGATCCCCTGTTCAGCAAGCGCAGAAGCTACTCCGCTAATTGCTGCGTAAACTTTTTTCTGTTCCATAATTTCCTCAGAATGGAAGTTCGGAAGGGTTAGCCAGGAGCTCGCATTTATTCATGCGCTCACGTTTAGCCATAGACAGGCAAAAGCTTTTCATCGACTTGTTACCTGATTTGCGCCAGTAAAGCGCCTCAGTAACGTGGTACTGGCGTTTAATCCGGCTGAGTTCCGGAGTTCTTGCTAAATCGACAGGAATCATGGTCTCTCCTGAAATTTGGTTGTGCGCTGTCCGTCTGCGATAGCCGGACGAGTATGGGTAGTGAGTGTTAGAGTGGTTATTTGGAGTCTTGCTTTTCGCCGCAGAAAGGGCAGAAATTCATGGAAATTGCGGCTTCACTGCGGGTTAGGTTTTTAGCCATTTCTCCGTTTTTCTTTTTAATGCGATAAGCCAATTTATATTTCATCATCACAACCACTTTCCCAGATAAAAAGTTAAGCCATGAATTCTCCCATCCGGTGTCAAATCCCTTGCTCACCTCAGATCCGTCAGGAACCTTTTCCATTAACCTTTCATGAAGTTTTTCACCAATATCTTTCATGCAATTACACATACCTATCCCTCAGTGACTCAATCCACCACCGAGCCCGCTAAGGTAAACCTCAACGAGCAATTCTTTCGTATAAGTGCGCTCACAGCCGCGGTGAAGGTACAGCTTCCCGCGCTTATGTGCTGATGCTGTCCACGTCGCATCTTTGTGCTTAACCAGCATTCCGGGCTGAACAGCGCCACGGTTAACTTCCTGTGTTCCGTAATGATGTAGGCTCATGATTTACCCTCCACCTGCTGCAATAACCCGGCAATGTGCATCTGCCAGCGGGTCATTGTGATTTTCTCGCGAGGTTTATCGACGGATGAGAGTTGCCACTCGTTGTCGTTGAGTTTTGATGCGTGGTACTGCTTGCCGTTATGGGTGACTGTCATGATTCCTCCCGGGCGCGGAGCATTTCGTCTGCAAACTTATATGCAGCGCTTGCTGCATAATTAACAGCACCATCAGAATCATTATCGATAATCGACGAATTACTAATCATTGCCTGCATCGCTTTCGCAGCGAAGTAGTCACGCAACGTCATGCCGGGTGACGACCATAATTTTTCGTGATTCTCTTCACTTGTCGGGAAGGCTGATTCACATTCTTTGTTGCTCATAATCATCTCCAGAACGTTAAATACTGCTTTCATATCTACCCACACTCATTGAATGCGGAGAGATATGAAAAAGCCGCTGGTCAGGCGGCTATTGAGGTTCGCGCGGCTTGTGGTTGAATCGGTGCCACCCGTCAGTTAATTCAAATGGAGCATAACTTTCCCGGCGTTCAGCGAACCCAAGCTCAACAGACAGAGCGTGCAACTCATGCCGGCGCTTAATCTGTTCCATCGCAATCCAGCCAGCATCGGCATTGCGCTTTTGAGCTTGCTTCGGCGTCAGGTCTAAACTGTTTATTTCACTTAGTTTCTGCTGGCGCTTGATGTCCTGTTTCATATTGCGAAGCACATTTATCATTGAGTCGATGCGCTTGATGTCGTCGATCATCCTCTTACCCTCTTGAGCTAATAAAAAGGCCGCCTAAACGACCTGTTTGATTGAACGAATAGTTGTCCATGACACTGAGTGCTCTGCCGTCAACTTAAAGTAACGCTCGCACTCATGGCATTTGTGCTCTTCCTGATAGGCGTCATATGATTCATCGGTGGATATTTCAGCCTTACACCATGGGCAGCGAGCCTCATCTTCTCGCCAAAAATCCATTTCATCATATTCATGATCAGGAACTATTCTGGCCTCTGCATCTGCGAGTCGCTTACTGTTAATCTGCTCTTGGCAATCATTACAACGCCACCCACCACTGCATCCCCAAACGGCACCGCTGGTATTTTTCGCCGCACTCTCTCTATCGGATCCACAATCAACGCACACATCATGTTTATCGCATCGAACATAGTCCCATTCTTTTGGGGAGCCATTACAATGGCTGCAGCCTTCAACCCAATGCCACACACCATTTATTTCCTTTGAATACCAACTCCTTTCTGGTGGAGTGATTTCAAAATCACAATCTTGGATGCACTTACCACCCTGAACAATCCGCTTTCCGAATTGCTGAACAATTCCACTTCTTATCCGCTCAATACCAGGGAATAGGCGATCATCGTTAATAACCCCGCGAATAATCTCCCCTTCAAACTTGTCGTTCATTGCCTCACCTCTAAATAAGTGGAGTAGATTTACCACGTGACTTCTGCACGGCGTGAATTTTGTTTCCGAACGGGTTAACGTCTTTGTACCAGGTGCGATGATTCTTGCGCACAACAGCTTCAGCGCGCTTTTCCAGCTCTTCCCGATACTCAGCCAGTACCGTTAAATCAATCGGGTTCACAGCGCTTTCTACGCGTGATTTAGGCTTGCGAGTCAGCGAGAGAACAGGGCGGTTATCTGGCTTTGCGCTCACCCCAACTAACAGGGGATTTGCATCTTTCCATTCGGCCTGTTTAGCTGCGCGGCGTTCGCGGCGGCGTGCTTGTGCATCCATTGTGGATCTCCTGTCAGTTAGCTTTGGTGGTGTCGCGCCGGATGCTGATCTTCCGGTTGCTGTCGGTGCAGCTGCAATTCACGACACCCCAAAGCTTTCTGCTTTGAATGCTGCGCTTTTTCAGCGCCAGATTTTTAAGAGCATCACCGTCCTGGTGAGTAGTGCGTCCTGCTGATGGGGTTAATATATGCGTTCTGCGCAAATGCGTCAAGCGCATAATTATAGTAAAAAGGGTGTTGCTGCTTTAAATTAATTTATGCGTATGATTCAAAAGGAATTAAAAAATTTACTGATATTGCTTAAGGCACAAAAAAACCCGCCGGAGCGGGTTATTTGTATGAGATTTTGTGTTAACCGTGTCTGCGGAACTGCTGTGACTGGCTTAGCATTACTCTACCAGATACGTGAAGCATCGCAGCCTCTTCAGGGCTTATGCTCCACTCTCTATACTTTGGGTTGTCCGAGATTACGAACAGATCATTTTTAACTTTTTGAAGACGTTTGACGAAAGTGTCACCATTGAAATCGAAAACGTAAATACCATCGCCATCGAAGTAATTGACTCTGATATCCACAAAAATCAAATCGCCAGGCTCAATGGTTCCCTGCATACTATCGCCGCGCACGTTGATAAGCTTCACTGATTTTTGAGGGATGCTACCAAATATAGATTTTGCCTGGTCAACGTCATACTCAATTGATCGGACAACCTCCACAATGTCTTTTGATGGCGAGCCATTGCCTGCGCTGGCGGAAACGTTAAGAACATCAACCCTATACACATCCTTTTCCTCTCGACTGTTTAGGGAATCTACACTGTATGAATCTACAGTATTTTCCTCGTCATCGGAAGAGAATAGTACAGCTACAGGAACATCGAGAGCTTTCGCTATTTTTCTTAGAAGCTGATCACTATACCCTTGAATGCCACGCTCAAGGCGTGAAAGGTTACCGACGTCGCTATCTACAAGAAGCGCCATCTCATTCAATGTGTATTTATTTTTCTTCCTAAGAAGTCGTATCTTTTCACCTACTTTCATATCTTCATTAGAAAACATTTATGCGTCCTTCGCAAAGCGCCTTGCGCAAAATTTGCAGATGGATTAATATGCGTCTAACGCATTATGGAGGTGCAATATGTGTACACCACTTAGAAAAATGCGCGTAGAGAAAGGTCTGACAATTTCTGAGGTTTCCAAAATGACAGAAATTGACGTTGGCAACCTGAGCCGAATTGAACGCGGTATGCAGGTTACATCTCTGGAGACAGCTGAAAAGTTATCCAAGTTCTTCGAAGGGAAGATCTCAGAGATGCAGATTCTCTACCCGCATCGGTATATGGCAGCCTAATTAACACCGCTCTTATCACATCTCAGCCCTGAAAAAGGGCGATTCAAAACAACAAGTCTTTATGGCTATGCGTGTCCGCGCATGGCCTTTAACCATTTTTTACACCAAAGGAATTATCACAGATGGAAAACTCAATTAACCGCAACAAGGTCAATGCCCGTCGCATTGAGTCCTGGTTGCTCAACCGTATCGCCATGAAAGGTGGAAGCAACGTAGCTAAAGAGATCGGCGTCGATAAAGCGCAGATAACCCGCTGGAAAGAAAGCTGGCTGCCGAAGATGGCAATGCTGCTTGCAGTTCTGGAGTGGGGTGTCGTTGATGACGATATGGCGCGGCTGGCAAGAGAAGTTGCTGCAGTGCTTACAAAGAAAAATCGCCCGGCGGCAACCGAGCGATCTGACCAAATCACGATGGATTTTTAACAACTATTTGCGGGGTTAATTATGCCTCTAAATGAAGGTTTTGTAAAAGAATGCCAGCATGAATTTATTAGAGATGAGGTGCATAGGCTTCAGCATAAATACAGCATGCCCATAGAAATCAGCGGAGACATCCCTGAAACGATAAACTCTAAGGGTTGGGTTTACATCCTTTCCAACCCTTGCATGCCTGGTTTGTTGAAAGTTGGAATGACAACAAACTCTCCTTATATGAGAGCTAAAGAACTTTCCTCTTCTACTGGAGTTCCAGAAAAATTTGTCGTCGAGGGTGCTTACTTTTCTGATGATCCGCGTGGTAACGAATCCGCAATACATTCCGCATTGAATGCGCACCGGATAAATGAGTCCAGGGAATTCTTTAAATGTTCTCTGGCTGAGGCACATGAAGCATGCCGCTCTTACTGTCTATGCGACGCCAAATCAACCCTGGAAGAACTTGCTGATGAGTACGCAGTTATTTGTGCCGATCAGCCAATCAAATTAAATCTCCATGAGTGGTTCGAAGAGTTTGGTGTATCCGCTATCGGATGCAAGACAAACGCACTCAGAGCCATCTTCGAGCTTGGATGCGATCGACTGGAAGACATGTCCAGGGATGGAATTTCGATAATCATCGAAAATGGAGGAATCCGCGGCGTCATGTCTGAATCGCATCAGAGCCTACTGGCATATCTCGAAGAAATTAATGAGAGAGAAAAATTAACGGGCATTTATGGCCCACGATTACCTGGAGGCTTTTAATGGCTCGTTCACGAAATATCAAACCAGGCTTTTTCACAAATGATGAACTTGCCGAATGTTCTCCATATGCCCGCCTCCTTTTTGCCGGTCTGTGGACGATTGCTGACAAAGAAGGGCGACTGGATGATCGCCCTAAAAAGGTTAAAGCAATGGTACTGCCTTTCGATGATGTGGACTGCAATGATCTGCTTCAGCAGCTTCACAGCCACAAATTCATTAACCGCTATCAGGTAAATGGCGACTCATACATCCAAATAAATAACTGGAAGAAGCACCAGAACCCACACTGCAAAGAAGCTGCTAGTGAGATACCAGAACCAGTAGAGAACAATGACAGCACCGGACAAGAACAGTGCAAAGACGATAAAGAGGAAGATAAGAAGGATGCAGAATCACCTCAAGTCATTGAAAATAATAAAGCACCAGAGAAGCACCATGCAAGCACAGTACAAGAACCAGTAGAGAACAATTTAAATCCTGCTGATTCCCTTAACCTGATTCCTGATTCCCTCATCCCTCATACTGATTCCCTAATTAACACCCAAGCCGCTGAAGCGACTTGCGAAGGGTCTGAGGCTGATGTCCATAAAATTTCAAGTCGCTATGCATTCGAAGGAAATATCGTTCGGTTAAACCACAAGGACTACGAAGCCTGGAAACGCCTGTATCCGAACATTGACCTGAAGTACGAACTGGAAAAGCTGGATATCGAATTTAGCCATGAGAAGCCAAAGAACTGGTTTATCACTGCAAGCCAGAAACTTAGCTACCAGAACAAGCAGGCGCTATCAAGACCGGTACGCAAAGTTGCTAATGGCCTTCAGTCAGAGGGTTTTGCTTCGAAGGACTATGGAAAAACTGAAATCCCATACTGGGCTCAGGAGTGATCATGACACTGGACGAAAAGATTTTATCTCTGGAAAAGATGCTTTCAGAGTTATCACAGCCGCCGTTAGAAATCCCAAACAGCATTGTTGAATTTGATGATGCCAACTGCGAAAGACACGGACCATTCCAGCAGCGCCGACGCGTATCGACTACGCATATCAAAATACCAACCGTGCCGTCTCGTTGCCCGGGCTGCATTAGGGATGAGTTAATCGAGCTACAGGCTGAGAAAATCCGTATCGATGAGGATTCTCGTAAGCGAAACGTTGAGCGGCTTCTGGATAGCCTGGATATTCCAAATCGCTTTCTGTCCTGCACTTTGCAGAACTACGAACCGGTAAACGATGACGCTAAACGAGCCTTGAAGGTCTGCCAGGCATACGCCAACCGATGGCCTGAGCGTTTGCAGAAGGGGGGCGGGCTGGTTATGTGCGGGAAGCCCGGAACCGGTAAGAACCACCTTGCACTGGCTATAGCGCGGCATGCAATCACCGAGCATCAAAGCTCAGCCGTATTCACCACTGCTCTGAAAATTGCTCGTGAGTACAAATCAACCTGGTCGAAGGGCTCAACGCGAACTGAGGACGATGTGATCCGCTACTTCACCAAACCAGACCTGCTGATCATCGATGAGGTCGGCGTCCAGTTCGGTAGCGATGCTGAGAAGTTGATCATGTTCGAAATCATCAACACCCGCTACGAGCGCATGAAGCCAACCATCCTGATTAGCAACCAGACCAAAGAGGAACTGGCGGCTTTCATCGGTGAGCGCGTCATAGATCGCATGAGCGACGGTGGCGGTTGCACTCTGTCATTCACCTGGGATTCATACCGCTCTAAGGGGGCCGCATGATGGACAGCTTAAAGCAACGCATTCTCGACTACGTATCAGCTAACCAGCCAGCCAAGGTTGATCTGATTTACAAAGAGCTTGGTATCTGCCGCAACCGGTATTACGAAGAGGCCAAACAACTCCGCTTCATGGGCAAACTGCGCAGCGTGCCGGGTATCGGTGTATTCACCAGCGAAGATGCTTATCAGCACTGGCTGAAAAGTGGTGGCTACGAAGAAATCAGGCGTCGTGCTGTCGAGGCCAATCTGAGTAGCCAGGAAGCGAAGGGTACTAAGAAGCCATCAGGCAAAGACGATGTGAAAATGTTCGCGCCGTACAACCCGGCAAAGAACGGAGTTGTCGCTGAGTTCATGCAAAGCGATGCACACAAGAGGCTGATGATGGTTTACGGGAGAGCTTGAGAATGTAGGAATTACGCAACACACGAGAAATCATTGAGCAAGAGTACGGAGAATTTCCTGAAACCATCCTCCACGCCGAACTATGCCGGGCATGTGCTCGCGTAGACGGTCGCAGCATCAAGCAATCGCTCAAGGCCTTTGCTCTGGCACGTATCGAAAAGGTTGAGAGCAAACCACTTAAAGGCGCACTGGAGCAGATGGCATCCAGCATGTTTCCAGAGACAGAAATAGCCCGTATACGCTCCTGCGTAGGTCGCATGGAGTCGGCACTGGTTAAGACATTCGGAGTGAAGCGAGCATGAACATCATCAAATTAAGCCAGCAGTGCACGATAGAGAAGCAAGGCAAGTATGGATGGGAGCCAGAAACTGTTTATGAGCCCATTTACATTTTTGTAGAGCACATCGAAAGCCTTACTCCAGCAGGAATAACTTACGTGAAAATGCGATCTGGTGAGCGAATTCAGGTGAAGGAGAATCCGGAGGAAATCATAGCGTTGATTAATGGAGAATCCGGTGACGCCTTGAAGACATGGGAAAAGTTAGGGAAAGCATGACATGACTGAACCTTACATAGCAGAGCTATCTGCAAGCGTGGCCGTGATAGTCGGCCTTTTTTATGCAATACGCAAAAACATCGATTAACAGGCTAGCAATGCGGGCCTTTTTTATGAGGGTAGGATTATGACTTTATACGAAATGGAAGGTTTTCTCCGTGGCAAATGTCTGCCAGGCGACCTGAAAGTTAACGAGAGCAATGCGCAGTATTTGGTGCGTAAATTCTCTGAGCTGCAATCACAAAACGCGGAACTGTCAGTGCAGCTCGCTAACGCCGAGAGCAAGTGCAGGGCGCTGGCTGCGGAGAATGCTTACCTGCTACCGAAAGCGGCGAGCGAACTGTCGAATGCCTGGGTGCTGCATAAATACCTCATTGGCATTCAGTCGGCGATTATGTATCTGGACGGTGGCAACAAGAAGGCTGCTCAGGAATGGCTATACGGAACTATCTCTGGTCCGGGATTTGAGTTCCCTGACGAGGTAGAGGTTGGCGACGACATCGACGCATGGGCTACTCATCAGATGCGCGACAGCATTAGCTATCCCCGTGCAGTGGAAATCATCAAAGCTGAAACCCCAGCTACCGACGCCTTCCTGGCTGAAGTGCGGGCGCAGGGTGTGGAGATGTTTGCCAAGAATGCGGAGGGTGCTGAACAAGGAAACGGACTGATGAAAGCAATCGCACGACGCGCCACTAAGTTCGCCGCCCAGATTCGCAAAGGAGCCGCGCTATGAGTATCACAGTCGAAAAAATGAATGTACTGGCATTCACTGTCACCGGCGCTGAACGTATCGACCCGATTCGCGTGATGATTGAAAACTATGAACCAGGAAAAGGTCGCATCACTATTACCTGCTATGGAACAGCGTGGACGGGGGCATGGTTTTCAATGGGAGGCGATTCAGTACAGGAATTCATTAAGCGAGTAAGCAATGAGTACCTGATCGGATGCTTCGACCCGCAACTGCAAAGCACCGTTGATGACGACAATGATGCGAACCTTATTTTTGTGAAGTCTGAAATCATCAAACTTCGCCGGCAATTGGAGATTAGCCACGAAGAAGCAAGGGTTATGTGGGATGAGGCAGAAGGTGCCGATGACGTGAAGGCGAGCTGCTGCGATTACCTTGTCGGTGACAAGTTGCTTAACCTGCTGGGTGATGACCCATGGTATGCGAAATGGCCGACTGTGCCAAACCACAAATATCAATACCTCGATCGCATCGTTAGCGCTGTACGTGATGGACTTAACCAGCTGGAGGCAGCCCAATGACAGCACTCAACAAGCAGGCGTTGCGGAGTAAGGCGCGGTCAGCAAGCGCAGGCGAATGGATTAAAGAGTCTGGTGATGGTTGGGAGGCTATTTGCAGTTCTGACGACCAGGCTAACGCCGGATTTATCATCGCGCACTTTGAAGGTCCAGACGCGAAGGAAAACAGAGAGTTTGTGCAGGTGGCAAATCCTGCCACCGTGCTGGAGCTGCTGGATGATCTGGAGAAAGAAAAAGGTTACGCCAGCACATACGAGGCTGAAAAGTGGCATTACCACGGATTAGCTGAATCGGAAGGCGAGCGTGCAGACAGAGCAGAGAAAGCACTGGAGGCCGCAGAGAAGCGCATAGATGAACTTTCTGCGAGCCACAGCAAACTGCGTGACACGATAGCCGCCATCCACAACACAATTCGAATGGACGGCGGATATACGCCACTGGCAGCAATACTTAACGCTGCTAAACGCGCATATGAAGAATCAGCAAGCACCGCTGGCATTGGCGTGAAGGGGGAGTGAGCATGGAGCGTGAATATTTCATTCTAAGCACAGTACACACCCAGCGCGGTGACCCGTATATCACGCTGTGGGCAGCAGACGATAGCGGATACCGGTGCCGTTGCCACACGGCAGGTCGTTACGCTGAAAGTCATGTGCTATCTAACCTCGGATACTACAACAATGGCGTACAGACGATGGCGGTTCCGTGTGATGTCGCAGAGCCATTATCTCACTCTGTCGCTAAAGGATTCTTTGACGATAACGATGGTAGATGGCTTCGCAATAACGCAGAGACCTGGAAAGAACTTATGAAGCATGCCATTGCTGTTCCGAAGCATACTCCAGCACCACAATATCGCGGAGCACCGCGTAATCTTGAGGACTAACCCATGACAACTAACAACCACCCGGCGCACGGTCATGTATCACTCGATCGCCTGCACCAGATACGCGAAATACTCAGCAAAGCAGCAGCACAAAGCGACGGCGGTAATCTCGGCTACGCAATGGCTGATGCTGTGAAGGTGATTGATGGGGTGATTTCGGCTGAACCCGTTGGCGAAGTATCAGAGCAATGCGACGGTCTTGTAATGGATGGAACTGTAGAGCTTGGGGGAGCATCAACTCACCGAATTATCAAGGGGGCAAGCAAGATGAAACGGCTTCCTATTGGTACAAAGTTTTACACCGCCCCGCCAGCGCCGGTAGTACCGCTGCCGGATGTGGTCAGCGTGTTGCTTAATCACCTTGAAGATGTGTTGCCGGATGATGCTTTTAACTTAATCGACGTGAAGGCGTGGAATGCCGTATCAATGCTGACATGCCCTGACTCCTGCCGCGCAGCCATGCTTCAGGCTGGCAACTCTCCTGTAACTCCGGGTGGTTGGATTCCGGTAAGCGAGCGGATGCCGGAAGACAGTAGTGATGTGCTTTGCACTGCTGAATTTGATGGTCCCGGCGACTGGAGAAAAAAGGTTGGCTACTGGCACGAAGGGAAGTGGGTTGTTTATGGTGCATCATGGACTCCAACCCACTGGATGCCGCTACCAAATCCGCCTAAGGAGGAGAATTGATGCCGAGGGCTAGTACGATAGGCGAAATCTTCAGGTCTGACATGGAGCAGTCTGGGGCACTCAGAAAGCGATACTGGCAATCATCATCTCTTCCGTTTAGGGAAAGGCGTAAGCACAGACCGCAACCTTGCCATTTCAGACGAGATAGGGTGCTTCAAAAAATTATGCGCAGAGAAATGGAAGCCATGGCAAATCGCCTAAGTCAAATCGATGCGTCAAAGATTATGGAGGAGGTGAAGTGATGGATAAGTGCCAAGGTATTTTCGGAAAGATATTTGGTCATTCATTCCGCGTGGCGATCACAAAAGGCGCTCCGTCTATGAATCTCAAGTCGGCAGAAGCAGATGTTTCGTCAATTTTGCAAATGATGGAAGCATCTAGACCAGAAACCTATCACGGAATTTACTGCAAGCGCTGCGGGAAGGTTATCAATGCCTAAATCCCCCGCAGAACGCAAAGCCGCGCAGGAGGTAATGAGTGCAAGAGTTTATCCTGCACGAAACAAATAAAGCTCAACTCTGGTCACTTCTCAAAGAAATCCTCTCTACCGGCAAACGCTGGCGCATAAAAATATCTGAGTATCGCGAACGTCGTTCACTATCACAAAATAGCCTCCTCTGGAAATGGAACTCTGAAATAGCAGAGCAACTAACTGCTGTCGGCTCAGAGCGCTTTTCCGATGAGGAGGTTCACGAGTGGCTCAAGGATATGTATTGCCCAGCTAAGCCGGTAACCATTTCAGGAATGACCAGGTACGTTAAATCAACCCGGAGACTGGATATCGGAGAGATGCACAAATACCTAACCGACATTGACCAGTGGGCTAACCAGAAGGGATTGCGACTGACCATCCCTGAAAGTTGCGAGTACCGGGAATTACAACGGAGGCAGAACGAGTGAAGCTAAAAAGCACAACTCAAATTGCACTGGATAATCTGATATTCACTCCCACCAAACGAAGTCGAAACAAACCCAAGCCGATCCCCACGGCATCCGAAGTAAAAAGCTACGACCCGACCTATCCACTTATAGCCAAGCGCTGGTTACGCGTTAAGGCGAGGAGGAGAACTGCGTGAATGTTTATGAAAAAATAGACGGTTCAAACTGGCGAAACATATGGGTAGCTGGCGATCTGCATGGTTGCTACACCAATCTGATGAACCGGCTTGATGAGCTGAAATTCGACACGGCGAAAGACCTGCTGATCTCCGTTGGTGACCTGGTCGACCGCGGAGCTGAAAACGTCGAATGCCTTGAGTTGATCATGATGCCATGGTTCCGCGCTGTACGTGGCAATCACGAGCAGATGATGATCGACGGCCTGTCTGAGTTTGGCAACGTCAATCACTGGCTGATGAATGGTGGTGGTTGGTTCTTCAACCTTGACTATGACAAGGAGGTGCTGGCGAAAGCTCTGGTACATAAAGCCGCAGAGTTGCCACTCGTAATCGAACTGATTACCGGTGATAAGAAGGTGGTTGTCTGCCATGCAGACTATCCTTCCGGAGTTTATGAGTTCGGCAAGGATATTGATGCTCATCAGGTAATCTGGAACAGGGAGCGGATCTCCAGTTCTCAGGATGGGAATCACCACGAAATAACCGGCGCCGATCTGTTTATCTTCGGTCACACTCCAGCCCGCCAGCCACTGAAATACGCCAACCAGATGTACATCGACACTGGCGCAGTGTTCTGCGGAAACCTAACGCTGGTACAGGTTCAGGGAGAAGAAAATGGCTAAGCAACCGAGGCGACGGTGCAAAAACGAAGAGTGCCGTGAGTGGTTCCATCCAGCATTTGCCAATCAGTGGTGGTGCTGCGCAGATTGTGGAACGAAGATAGCGCTCGAACGACGAAGCAAAGAGCGTGAAAAAGCAGAGAAAACCGCAGACAAGAAACGACGACGAGAGGAACAACAGCAGAAAGACAAACTCAAGATTCGAAAGCTCGCCTTAAAGCCCCGCAGTTACTGGATTAAACAAGCCCAACAAGCAGTAAACGCCTTCATCAGAGAAAGAGACCGCGACTTACCCTGTATCTCGTGCGGAACGTTCACGTCTGCTCAGTGGGATGCCGGTCACTACCGGACGACTGCTGCGGCACCTCAACTCCGATTTGATGAACGCAATATCCATAAACAATGTGTCGTGTGCAATCAGCACAAGAGCGGGAACCTCGTTCCTTATCGCGTGACGCTCATCGACCGTATAGGGCAGGCGGATGTAGATGAAATCGAGTCTGACCATCATCGCCATCGCTGGACTGTAGAAGAGTGCAAGGCGATCAAGTCTGAATATCAGCATAAGCTGAAAGACCTGCAGAGAGTAAGAGGTGAAGCGGCATGAAGCAGGAAATCATCGAAGCGCTCCGCATCAGGTGGGTTCGACTTCAGCTATTACCGCGCGGCAGAACCTTTCCAGACAACTACATCATTCTTCGTCAATTTTACCGGTTATACAGGAGGCCAGAATGGCAGTAAGAGAGCTGAATTTAACCAAGGATCAGCATGACTGGCTTAATGGGCATCTTGAGTTGTGGGGGGCATGGGTATATTCGGGCCGACTGGAAAAGCGAATGAGTAGCGTAATAGCTCAATTCATGGAAAGAGTCGAACCTTCCCGGGTAATGACCAGGCCAATGTGCAATGACGATGACGGAATGTTGATTTCTCAGGTCGTAGATTCCGTTATGCGCATCGACACAAAGGCCTTTGGCATTCTGCTTAGCTACTACTCTCACGGGTCGTCCAAGAGAGCCATTGCATCTTACTATCACGCTACCGCAAAGCCTCGCAAAATGGCTGGAAGAAGTGGTGAAGGGTGGCGTCGTCCATCTCTGTCAACTTGCAGAAATGAGATTGATGAAATTCTCCGTGCATCGCTCTTTGTTCTGTATCAGCCAATGCAAGATGCTTTTAAAAACCGCAAACGTGTAGATAAAGTTAAACATATTGCATTTAAAAGCCTTGACATTGCATTATCCATTTAGCCATAATTAGTAGGTAAGCTGCCGTTAGTGACTCTTAAGTTGCTACGGTGGCTTTTTTGCTATGGCTAGACCGGCCAGTCGAAAAGCAGTATCGTCACTGCCTGCCATAGCGAACAGTGACGAACAACTAGACGAGGTTGTTATGATGCAAGAAATTAGGCCGAAAGAAGTGCTTGAATGGCTTGATAACTGCTCTCAAGCAGAAAGAGATGATTTTTTTTCAAGAGAGATGAGCGGGAGTTTCTCTCCTAGCCTAGAAAGGATAGCGGCGATGAACAGAGCTCGCATGGGGTCCGCTCAAGCCCAGAGTAATGGTGATCGCCCATTCAATCAACCGGGATGGACTGAGCAATCTCAGCAGAGAAAAATATTTTAATGGAAGGTCGCTAATGCGGCCTTTTTTATTGCACCAAATCCCTACCAGGACCATAAGAGCGAAAGCTCAACGCACCACCCTCATATTGCCAGCCATCGTGCTGGCTTTTTCTATTTCAGGCCCCGGGAATCATCATCGACATGCTTCGTTGTTAAATCCAGCCCGAGGGCCTTACCCTTTCATCACATACAGCGCCATCCGTACTATCGGAGGTGAGGCCTATGAAAATGCCATACAAACAAGATTTCATCGCTGCGCTACTTGCCGCCAAGGAGCAGGGTATTGGTGCAATGCTGGCTTTCATCATGGCTTACCTGCGCGGTCGCTATAACGGCGGCGCGGTAACAAAAACGCTAATTGATGCGCTGATGTGCGCGATGATTGCTTGGTTCGTTCGTGACCTTCTGGACTTTATCGGCCTGAACAGCAACCTCGCCTACATAGCCAGCGTCTTTATTGGGTACATCGGCACCGATTCGATCGGCAATATGATTAAAAAATTCGCAGCCAAAAAGGCGGGAGTTGACGATGCAAACCAGCCATGAAGGCATTGCACTGATTAAAGGTTTTGAAGGTTGTCGCCTGACCGCATACCCCGATCCCGGCACTGGTGGTGCGCCGTGGACAATTGGCTATGGCTGGACTCACCCGATAGATGGCAAGCCAGTAAAGCCCGGAATGACCATCGACCAGGAAACGGCTGACAGGTTGCTCAAAACGGGGCTGGTGAGCTATGAAAACGATGTGCTGAAGTTGGTCAGAGTGAAGCTGACAAAGGGCCAGTTTGATGCGCTGGTCTCGTTCGCTTACAACGTCGGATCGCGGGCGCTTTCGACATCAACGCTACTGAAAAAGCTTAATGCAGGCGATATCAAAGGTGCTGCCGATGAGTTTCTTCGCTGGAATAAAGCTGGCGGTAAAGTTTTGAATGGGTTGACCCGTCGGCGTGAGGCGGAGCGTGCTCTGTTCCTGTCGTGATTGGCGCATTGGTAAGGCGTTACTGGTTGCAGTTGCTGGTGATAGCGTTAATCGGCGTGCTGGCATTCTCCGTGAACCGCTATCGCGACAACGCCATCACCTACAAAGACCAGCGCGACAAAGCCGCCAAGAATCTCAGCCTGGCTAACGCCACCATCAAAGATATGCAGGTACGCCAGCGAGATGTTGCTGCTCTGGATGCCAAATACACGAAGGAACTTGCAGATGCGAAAAAGCAGCTTGATGATTTGCAGCGTTGCGTTCGTGATGGCAAGTGTGGGTTGCGCATCAACGCAAAATGTCCCGCGAACGGAGCGACCAGCACCGGCAGCATGGGCGATGCTTCCGGCCCCCGACTTACAGACTCCGCTCAACGGGATTATTTCACCCTCAGAGAGCGAATTGTCACAGTGACGAAGCAGGTCGAATATCTGCAGGAATACATCAACACGCAGTGCCTGAAATAACATCCTCGCAATAGCGGGGCTTTTTTATGCCAGAAGTAAAGCACCCCGCGCATTCTCCGCGCACAAAAACCAAGAGCTTTTCGGGATATGAGACAGAGACAGGACGGTGGCTTACATCGTGCCGCTCTTGGGCTGTCCATGTCTGCGAGAACTGGCTCATATCACCAAAAAGGTAAATACGATGTCTAATATCATCCCGATTTATTTCGAAGGCCATCCAATGCGTTTTTCTGACGATGGTTGGTTTGATGCAACAACTGCCGCCGATAAATTCGATAAGCGCCAAATGATTTCCTGCGACTACCGGAGACTGACTCGTACATTCAGGCTCTTGAGCGTAGATACGGGAAAATCCCGTATGTAAAAACCAGTCGCGCTCGCAAAGACCGTGGCGGCGGAACATGGCTTCACCCTAAACTAGCTGTCAGGTTCGCACGGTGGCTTTCTGTAGATTTCGAGATCTGGTGTGATGAGCAAATTGACGCAATCATTCAGGGATCCGTTCATCACATCGACGATGAAAGAATCAAGGCCATTTTCTTGCTGGACAAATCTCAGCCATGGGAGAAGAGGTTTAGCGATCCTTTTTATTCAGCGATGTTTAAAATGTCAGGGCTTCCTCGTCATCGACCAGGCCGGCGTCCCGCACTTTTTGGGATGATCAGTGCTAAATGGGTATATGGCCCAGTCTTGCCACCAGAAGTATATGCAGAGGTTAAAAAGCGCCTAGCTGCGGGAGATAAAATCCATCAGCACCTTAAACCTGATGCTCTGACATTGGTTGAGCGACAGATCATTGCTGTTACCAGCATTGCCAATGGATGCTCAGACTATCGTGATTTCGAAGCTCGCTGTATGTCTGCATTCCCTGTAAAGGGTCAGATGAAATTGCTGTACGCAGCGGCGTGAGGTGAGAATGAACCCATATTCACCAGAAAAATTTCCTATTACCAGGCAGGTCTGTGAGGAATTTGTCATCATGCAAACTGCTAAACACCGACAACCAATCTATCGGTCTGCATTTGGCGACATTCTGATAGATGCTGACTGTTTGGCCTCGATGTTCACTTCATATTTTATGGCTGATGACATGGATGCTGCCGCAGTGGAGATGAAGTTCTTTCAAATGCTCGACATTTACAACCTGGATCGCCTGGAGTATTTCGCATCCATCGGTAAGTATGAAGGACTCAAACCATCAGGCGTAGCAGTCATCGAGGACATCCTTGATTACTACGCCCAGAAAGTTGCTGATGGGGAATTACCCGCACACTGAGAGCCACTTTCACAACGGCTCTTCATTACAAAGCTCTTCACTGAGGGGCTTCGATAATGCTTACCAGACAAGAAGTAGAGACTTGGTCAACCTGAAAGGAAGGTGGTCATTATCTTAATGGCTGTGATTACAGCAAGTGGCGGAGCAACTCTGAGAAGCGTGGCAATGCTGCGAATATAAAGTTCTGCAAATGACGCCAGTAAAGTGCCATTGACAGAGTTTTATATAAGTTTTAATTGGCTGTTGTCTCGCCAATCCCCGCGATGTATTCAATAAAACCAGTGGATAATTCCAAATGGCAAAGCTCACAGACAAACAAGAGCTGTTTTCCTGAGGATTCGAAATGGAGCTAACAGATACACAAAAAGCTCTTTTCGATGCCATGACAAAATTACAGCAGAATTTTGCGTTAGGCATTGTGAAGGGGCTTAACCAAATTGATGCTTACCGCGCAGCAGGTGGGAAGGCCAAAACAGAAGAAAGCGCCCACGCGTCTGCAAGTGAAATCTTAAGTAATCCTAAGGTCAACGCATTTCTGGATGCAATCAGCGAGGCGGCGATAAGTGATGCTGTAATGACGCGCAAAGAAGCGCTGGAGCGACTTACGTCTCTTGGGCGAGCTAATCTATCAGACCTAGTGGAGTTTTCTGAGCAGGCTGTTGGCGAGGATGAAGAAGGAAATCCAGTTATCCAGGCAACGTGGAAATTTAAGGATTCTGCACTGCAAAGCCCAGTGTCGCTATCTGCAATCCAGGAGTTAACGGTGGGGAAGCGCGGAATATCGATAAAACTTCACGATCCAAAAGCAGCCATCAGGCAGCTATCTGATCTGGAAGGTTGGGATGCTCCGAAGAAAACAGAGTTGGCCGCTACTCTCTCCATGAATAAACCCCTCAGTGAGCTATTCGAAGATGACGACGCTTAATCCCGTATTCAAACCATTCATCAGGCCGCATCGATACAAAGTGGCAAAGGTGGGCGCGGGTCAGGGAAAAGTTGGACAATTGCACGATTACTCGTAGAGATATCTCGCCGGGGGTGCTATCGCTTTCTCTGCGCCCGCGAACTTCAGAACAGTATCAGCGACTCAGTAATCCGCCTTCTTGACGACACGATAAATCGCGAGGGCTATCAGGCAGAGTTTGAGGTGCAGAGAACAAGTATTCGCCACCTGATTACCGGCAGCGAGTTCATGTTTTACGGCATCAAGAACAACCCGACCAAAATTAAGTCGCTTGAGGGTATCGACATTTGCTGGATGGAAGAGGCCGAAGCAGTATCGAAGGACTCATGGGACATCCTGATCCCCACTATTCGTAAGCCAGGATCTGAAATCTGGGTCAGCTACAACCCGAAGAATATTCTCGACGATACGCACCAGCGTTTCGTTATTTCTCCCCCTGATGACATTTGCTTGCTGACGGTCAACTACACCGACAACCCACATTTCCCTGACGTTCTGCGTCTGGAGATGGAAGAGTGCAAGCGTAAAGACTACGACCTTTACCTGCATATCTGGGAAGGTGAGCCGGTTGCCGACAGCGATATGGCAATCATCAAGCCATCCTGGATTGCAGCTGCGGTAGATGCTCACCTGAAAATCGGCTTTGCTGCATCCGGGCGTAAGCGTGTCGGATTCGACGTGGCAGACGAGGGTGAGGACAGCAACGCCACCACTCTGGCTCACGGCTCAGTTGTGACAGACTGCAACCAATGGAACAAAGGTGACGTAATTACCTCCGCTGACCGAGTGAAGAACTACGCGGAAGAGGTCAGGGCAAGCGAGATAGTTTACGACTCCATTGGTGTCGGTGCTGGCGTTAAAGCGCACCTAAAGCGAGTGTGTCGCATTCCAACCACCGGTTTCAATGCTGGCGAATCCGTGTTTAAGCCTGAGGCGAAATATGCAGACGGCAAGACCAACAAAGACATGTTCTCCAACATCAAGGCGCAAGCATGGTGGGGAGTGCGTGACCGCTTCTACAATACCTGGCGCGTGATTAAGCACCTGGAAGCCAACCCCAACGATACCGAGTTTGTGAAGCAATTCACTGACGACCAGCTAATCAGCCTGTCATCCGGTATCAAGCAACTCGAATACCTCAAAGCTGAATTGTCCCGCCCGTGGGTGGATTACGACAACAACGGGCGGGTGAAGGTTGAGAGCAAGAAAGACATGAAGAAGCGCGGCATACCATCACCAAACATGGCTGACTCGCTAATCATGGCGTTCGCTCCGATTCACAAGCCATTCCATATCCCTGACGAGATACTTCAATGACAAGACGTAAAGCCGCGCAGGCAGCTCGCCGGGAGCCAGCAAAGATTACTCAGATGCACCTGGACTCTGCGGCGGTTGCTAATGACGCTGCGCCAATGGCTGAGTTTAAAACCTACGAGCCACTGCCGGGAGTTATCCCGAAAGACAAAGAGAAAGCCACATTCGCAATGGATGCGACGCCTTACGAGGCGATTAACGCCATGTATGCTGGCACTGAGTATTCAGGTTTCCGTGGTTATCCTGCGCTGGCTGCTATGTCTCAGCAAGTCGAATACTCGAACATGCACAACGTGTTCGCTGATGAGATGACCCGCAACTGGATTGAGGTTAAGAGCCGCAAGGAAGGCGACCACGACCCAGCCATTGATGAAATGGAAAGGGCGCTGGAGAAGTACGACGTTAAGCGCCTGATGCACGAAGCTGTGCGGCAGGACTCGATGTTTGGCGTGGCTCACATCTTTATCGACGTTGGCGCTATCGGCGAAGAGCTGAGTAAGCCACTTTTCTTCGACTCCCGCAAGATTCCAAAGGGTTCCCTAAAAGCATTTCGTGTTGTCGATCCAACATGGGTCTATCCGGCTCTGTATAACACTAGATGGCCTTTGCAGAAAGGTTTCTACAAGCCGCAAGCATGGTTCGTTATGGGCGATACGGTAGATGAGTCTCGCTTCATGGATATCGTGAGTCGACCGGTTCCTGACATTCTCAAGCCGTCGTATAACTTCGGCGGCCTGTCACTCACGCAGCTGATGGAGGACTACGTTACAGACTGGCGCGATGCCAAGAAGAACGTGATTAAGATTCTCCGCACTCTTCGTATGCGAGCACTGAAGACTGACATGGATGCCAGATTGCAGGAGCCTGGGCAGTTCGATAAGCGCATCAAGCTATTCACGCAGTACCAGGATAACTTCGGCATATGGGCGCTGGACACGCAAGAGGATTTGCTGCACATGCAGACATCCCTTAGCGACCTGTCCAACCTGTTATCGAACTATCAGGACCAGTTGTGCATGCCCGCTCGCATCACCAACCTGAAGCTGCTGGGTAACGCGCCCGCCGGTCTGAATGCTTCCGGCGATTCCGAGCTTGCAACCTGGCACGAAACGGTGTCCGGTTATCAGGATGGCGAAATGCGCCGACCGCTGGAGAACATCTTCAAACTGATTCAGCTCTCTGAGTTCGGCGCTATCAACGACGACATCTATTTCGAGTTCAAGCCTCTGGATGAAATCAGCGAGAAAGAGCGTGCTGAAATTGCCAAGCTGCGCGTTGAAACGGTAGCGGTGGCGGCAGACAGCCAACTCGTCAGTTCTGAAGAAGCGCGCGAAGCACTGAAAGGCATTGAAAACGCCAGTTTCGAAACTCTGGATGGTGACTATGAGCCGGAAGAAAACGAAGGCCTTGAGAGCGGTGAACTATAACGCCGGAAACATCGTGTGGTATCGGCGGGAATTGCTCGCAGAGATACGCGAGATGAATGCCGACGTGAAACGTCAGGTGCTCGATATAATCCGCGATAATCCGCTGGCTCAGGACTCGAAACTGGCAATGGACGCCAACCCGGTGCAACTGGTTAAACGTGCTCTCGACGCGCTGGCCCGCAAATGGGTAGACCGCTTCATCAACAAGGCATTACCGATATCTGATGACCTGGTGAAGAAAACAGAGTCAGCGGTTAATCGGGGGTTGCTTGCGTCAGCCCGTAAAGAATCGCTCACCATCAATATGCAATGGACTCCGGCGATGACCGAGAAGGTCGACGCCATCATTGCAGAGAACGTGTCGCTGATTCGCTCCATCCCTGAGAAATACTTCACCGAGGTTGAGGGTATGGTGTACCGGGCCGTTGCTCGTGGCGGTGACCGCAAGGGGCTTGCCGACGAGATTGAGGCAGCTTTCGGTAAACGTCACGGCATAACCAGACGCAGGGCTGAGTTCATTGCTCGAGACCAGACACGCAAGGCAACCAGTGCCATGTCAGCAGCACGCCAGCAAGCAGCCGGAATCACCGAGGGTGAGTGGGTGCATAGCGGCGGCGGACACAAGCCGAGGCAGAGCCACGTTAAAGCTGGTAAGGAGCGCAAGCGATTCAAGCTGTCAGAGGGTTGCCTGATTGATGGCGAGTACATCATGCCAGGTCAATTACCAAACTGCGGATGCACGTGGAAGCCGGTGATGCCATTCTGATTTAACCAACAACACAAGGTCACTTCGGTGGCCTTTTTTATTGCCTGAAGAAAGGTAAATCCATGCCAGTACATCAAAAAGACGGCAAGTGGTATTGGGGTGGGCGTGGACCATTCGACACCAAAGAGAAAGCCGAAGAGGTTGAGCGATCCGCATATGCCAATGGCTACGCGCAGGACTCAGTATTCGCATTCGACCGGGCCAGCGTGCGTAGTTACGACGCAGACGGGATGCTTCACGTAAAAAGTACGCCGATCAGCAAGTCGAACGTGTGCGTGTATTATGGCAAGGAGATTCCAGGCGCTGAGGCGCTTGGGCTAATCCCGGAAAAGGCATATCGGTTGCTGCGCGACCCGGAAGAGCTACGCAAGGCCGCGCCGACATTCAACAACAAGCCGGTGCTGAACAAGCACCTGCCATTCACCGTCGTCAACCCGCCGAAAGAGTCCATTGTTGGCTCAACCGGTACAGACGCCAGATTCGAAGCGCCATACCTCTATAACTCAATGGGAATTCACGACATGGATTCCATCATGGGTGTGGAGACAGAGCGACAGAAAGAGATTTCATCCTCCTATCGCTACAGGCTCGACCTGACTCCCGGCGTGTACGAGGGCGAGGCATACGATGGAGTTATGCGCGACATCGTTTGTAATCACGTGGCAATCGTGCCAAGTGGTCGGGCTGGCCCCGACGTGTTTGTTTATGACTCCAAACCAACAGGAAGCATCCTAATGACACTGAAAGATAAGCTGATGGCAGCCATCAAGCCGTACCTGGCGAACGATGAGAAGCCTGAAGACGTTGAAAAGAAAGTGGACGAAGTTATCAAAGACGAAGCCACTCAGGCCGAGAAGGATAACGAGTCCGAGGCCGAGCGACTGAAACGCGAAGAGCGTGAACTGAAAGAGCGTGAAGAACGCGAAAACAAAGACCGTAAACGTGATCGCGCGGAAGACGAAGACGACAAAGACAAAAAGTCGAAAACAGCTGACGACGAAGACGACGACAAAAAAGAGAAAGAGAAAATGGCTAACGACAGCAAGTTAGCGATGGATGCCGCTATCAAGGGCGTAGAAGACCGTTACAAGGCTCTACGCCAGGCTGAGCGTGACGTGCGACCAGTGGTTGGTGAGCTGGCCTGTGACAGCGCTGAAGAGGTATACCGTACCGCTCTGAAACAGATGGGCTGCGAAGACCACGCAACACTGCCAGAAGGTGCGCTGCGCTCCGTGTTCAACGCACTGGCTAAAGCTCCAGCAATGGCGCAAGACTCGACGCCTCATCACCTAAGCGGCGACACCAAATCCGATGTACTGAAAATGATTCGCGGGGGTAAAGCATAATGGCATTTCAAGAAAGCGTAGACATCTATCGCGGTGTCGGTCAGGTAGGCCACCCGGCTTCATCTTCTCCAATCATCGCCGCTGCAGGTGGCCCTGGTGCATTCCAAGCGGCTACAGCAGGCGTAACTATCGCCACTTTCGTATTCCGCGATGCAACCAATCCGAAAATCGTGACCAACGTCGCACCGGCTGCCGACTCGAAACCGGTTGGCTTCATCCAGAACCTGGCACAAGCCATCATCGGCTACGGCCAGAGCGCGAGCATGCTGATCCGCGGTGGTGTTGAAGTTTCCCCTAAGGTCGGCGGCGACTTCTGGGTTAAGTCCTCTACCGTTGCTACTGTTGGTCAGAAGGTATTCGCAAGCACCACCGATGGAACTATCGCTACCGGTGCAGCAGGCGCGACCGTAGCTGGTCATGTTGAAACTGACTGGTTCGTCTCTCAGGGCGCAGCAGTTGGCGATCTGGTTATCATTTCTTCCTGGAGCAAAGCATAATGCCACAACCATCATTTAAAGATTTTATCCAGGTTGCTAACGCCCAGGGTATTACCTTTCCGGCGTCAGTTAACCGTCTGGCAATGGATGCAGATCCGCAGCCTTCACTGCCTGCAAACGGCGGTATTCCTGCTATCGTTTCAACCTTCATCGATCCGACTATCGTTGAAACCCTATTCACCCCGAACCGCGCAGTAGCCATTCTCGGACGCGAAGAGAAACGCGGTGCATGGGCGCAGGATAGCTTCATGATCCAGCGCATCGAAGAAACCGGCGACACTGTGGCGTATGACGACTACAGCGAGCAGGGCGCAGTGCAGGTTACCCCGTCATGGGAACATCGTGACGTATACCGCTACCAGACCGTCGTGCAGTATGGCGAACTGGAGCAGGAGCGTTACGGCCTTGCTATGCTGCCATATGCCGCCAAAAAACAGCGTGCCGCGGTTAACGTTCTCGACCAGGACCAGAACAAGTTCTACTTCTACGGCGTTGCCGGTCTGCGCAACTACGGCATGCTGAACGACCCTTCACTTCCTGCGCCGATCACTCCGCTGACTGTCGGCAGCAGCGTATTGTGGAAAGACAAGCAAGTTGTTGATAAGTACAACGACATTCTGGCGCTGTACGAAGACCTGGTTGCCAGCACCAACGGTATCGTCGGTGACGGCGTGGACATGTCCTCTAAGCTCGTTCTGGCGATGTCCAACAAACTCAGTGTTAACCTGAAGTCTGCAAACGAAATCTTCGCAACCTCCCTGGAAGATATGCTGAAGAAAGCCTTCCCGAACATGCGCATCGAAACCGCGCCGCAGTACAGCACTGCAGCCGGTGAGCTGATTCAGATGTTTGTTGAAGAGGTGCAGGGTCAGGAAGTCGGCTTCATGGCGTATAGCGAAAAACTCCGTGCTCACCCACTGGTAACTGAGCTTTCCCACTACAAGCAGAAATACTCCGGTACCACTTACGGCGCGGTAATCACGCAGCCATTCTTATTCGCGCAAATGCTGGGAGCGTAAGCAATGGCAAAGGCATCAACTTACATCATCGGCTGCAAGCTTCCTTCCGGTCTGGTCATCAGTCACGAAGGTCAGCGGGTTAAACTCAATGGCACCAATGACTCGCTATTGATTAACGGCTTCGGCATCACCCGCGATGTTCCTGCTGAGTTATGGGATGGGTTCGCGAAAACCTTCGCAGACCAGCCAATGATCCGCAATGGCGTCGTGTTTGCTGTTACTGACGAAGCATCAGCAAAAGATGCATCTCAGGAACGTTCAGGCCAGAAGACCGGCATGGAGCAACTCGACCCGAAAAAGCAGACGACGAAGCCTGACAAAGAGGAATAAACCATGGCAATTGTGGTGCTTGATATCCCCAAGTTCCGCGCCATGTTCCCTGAGTTTTCCAATGTTCCTGATGCACAGCTTCCCTACCTGTTTGACCAAGCCACTGACTACCTGAACAACTCAGAATGCTCGCTCGTTGAGGATGCCGTTAAGCGGGAGCGCCTGCTCTATCTGCTTATGGCTCACTTAGCGTACCTGCGGTATGGGGATGCGAACGGTAACGGCGGAACGGGAATGGTTGGGAGGCTGGCGTCAGCATCAGAGGGGAGCGTGTCTGTTTCCTCTGATGCCGGACCAATTGAGTTCCGTTACATGTGGTACACCCAAAGTCAACACGGAATGGACTTCTGGCAGGCAACAAAAGTTTACCGCATAGCGAACTACTACCCTGGGAGCGTGTATGGCTGATGCTATCGAGGACTTTCTGAATAACGTTGCCTCTCAACTGGATTCTAAGCAGGTGAAGGTGGGGTTCATTGATGGGGCAACATATCCAGATGGAACACCGGTTTCTATGGTGGCTGCAACCAACGAGTACGGAAGGCCGGAAAACAATCAGCCTCCTCGTCCATTCTTCAGAAATGCCATTTCTGAGCATGAAAATGAATGGTCAGACACGGTTGCAAGGGGTATGGCATCAGGACTTCCAGTTGACCAGGTGCTTGAGGTGGTTGGTGCGCAGATTCAGGGTGATGTACAGGAATCAATCTCCAACCTTATCGACCCTCCACTTTCACCAACAACTCTGCACATTCGTCGCACCCGTAAAGAGCGACGCACAGACTCAACCAAGCCCCTCGTAGACAGCAAGGTCATGATCGGCGATGTCAATTACGAGGTGGGTGAAATTGAATCTTCACAGAGTTAGCAACAGCCTTATACGTAGCGTCAATCCAAACATCACCGCAACTGTCCGGCGCTATATCGGCGAGGTGATGGGCCCAGGTAGAAAGCCAATCCCTCAGTATGCACCCGATGAGCCAATCACAATCCAGTTTCAGCCGCTGACCAAAGGCGACCTGCAGCACGTAGACGGGCTTAATATTCAAGGCCTGTTCAAGTCTATCCACGTTAATGGAAGCTTCTACAGCGTTAACCGGGAGATGCAGAAGGGCGGTGACCTGTTCATTGTCGATGGGAAAACGTGGCTGGTCATTGAGCCTTTGGAACTCTGGCCAGATTGGTCTCAGTTGCTGGTATGCCTGCAGGTGGATGAATGAACGACTTCACGATAGACAACATCATCGATGTGCTTGCTGATTTCGTAGAGCCCATTTGTGGGAAGGCGCAGCAGGCGCAGGCTAACAGGGTGCCGATGCAAAAAGGCCAGTTCTGCATCCTGACCCCCTTGCGATTCCCGCGGCTATCCACGACGAGAGATATCAAGCAGGACACGGGCTCGCCGTCGACAAGCGCTATGGGATACACCGAGGTTCGCCAGGCAGATATCCAGGTTGATATCTATGGTCAGGGTGCAGGGGATCGGGCAATCGCCTTAGAAACCACATTTGCCAGCGGCTATGGCTACGACACCATCAAGGCTATTGATGACAGGCTGGCACCACTTTACTCATCTCCGGCAATTCAGGCTCCCATGATTGATGCGGAAAGCCAGTGGCAGGAGCGATACACGCTAACTCTTTCCCTGCAAGCGCACATCACAGTGTCGTTCCCGCAGGACTACTTCGACAAAGCAGAAATTACAACCCAACAGGTGGATGGACGCCAATGAGCACAATCCCTTTATCCGTAGATTTCAATATCACGCCCAATGTCGTTACGCCTGCCGGTTCTGCGGTTGATGCTAACGGCCTGATGCTGACCGATAACGAGCTTATCCCGGTCGGCGCGGTGCAATCTTATTTTTCATCATCTGATGTTTCTGCTCTGATGGGCAGTGAATCAAAAGAATTCCTCGCCGCTCAGCAGTATTTCAACGGCTACGAAAACTCATCCGTTATTCCTGGTGAGTTGCTGATGTACCGCATCGTTACTGCTGACGTTGCTGGATATTTGCTGTCCGGTAATCTGAAAGGTGTGGCACTGGCTACCCTGAAAGCAATCCCGGCTGGCACCATTACCCTGTCAGTTGACGGCGTATCTGTCACCAGTACGTCAATCGACCTGTCAACTGCTACCAGTTTCAGCGACATTGCGTCAAAATTGCAGGTTGGTATCGGTGCAAGCAAGGTCGCAGTTGAATGGCTGCCAATTGCTAATCGCTTCATCATTCGCTCTGCTACTACCGGCGCAGATAGCGAAGTGTCTTATGCGACCGCTGGAGCACTGGCAACCGGTCTATTGCTTACACAGGCTACTGCAGCAATCGTCTCTCCTGGTTCCGATGCTGTAACGCTGACAGACACGATGAATAACATCATCAACGTCAACCAGAACTGGATCCTGTTTAACTCGCTGGTCGAGCTTACCGATGACCAGAAAACAGAGCTGTGCGCATGGGCAAGCAGCAGCAAAAACCGCTTTGGCTATGTCGTGCATGACACTACGGCTGAAGGAACTGTCGCCAACAATGCTAACTGCTTCGTGCAGAAAGTGGTTGTGGCTAATGGCTACGAGAACATTTTCCCGGTGTACGGCACATATCTGTACAGCGTAACCGCACTGGCCTATGCTGCATCGGTAGACTTTGCTCGCACCAATGGGCGTATCTCGTTCAAGTTCCGCGGCTTCCCCGGACTTACCCCCAACGTGAGCGATCTTGCTACGGCTCAGGCTCTGAAATCGAACGGTTACAACTTCTACGGCTCATACAGTCTGAATAAGACGATGGCTCAGTATGCTTCTGATGGTGCCATCTCAGGTAAATTCGTCTGGCTGGATACCTTCATCGATCAGGTATGGATTAACGCTAATCTGGTCAGCGCATACGCAAACCTGTTCACCAATAATCAGTCCTACCCGTTCAACCAAAACGGATACGGTGCGATTCAGGCTGCGACAATTGACGTTGCTAACCAGGCTCTGACGTTCGGCGCGATTCAGAAAGGTGTTGTACTGGACAATGCGCAGATCCGCATCGTGAACAACACAGTTGGCAAGGATATCTCCGCGACGCTGTATTCCGAGGGATGGTATCTGTATATCCCGACGCAAACCGGAGCGGCGCGTCTTGAGCGTCAGTTGCAGGGGGCGATCTTCTACTGGGTTGACGGCCAGTTAATCCAATCCATCAGCATGTCTTCAACCGCAATTCTGTAAGGACGACAAAATGCCAATTGACATTACAAGTGCTAATTCCAAGCTGCGCATCGTCGTACCTGCTTACTACCCTGGCGGTTTTGACGTTGATGATTACTCAGCCGACAACATGTTCGAAACGGGGGCGCTTCAAAACGCAGAAGAGCAGATGTCTGCAGATGGTAAATACCACGCTGGTTTCGTATTTAACCCAGCTGAATTCACCATTAATCTGATGCCGACATCTAATGCGGGGAGCCTCGTTGATGACTGGATGGCGGCCGAGAGAACGGCGATCTCTAAGTTTCAATGTAATGCAGTTCTTACTGTTCCGGCATTAGGTGCGAAATGGAATTTCGTCAACGGAATACTATTTACATGGACCCCGACCCCTCCGGGTCGCCGAGTTCTTCAGCCTCGCCCAGCAGCATTCCACTTTGAGACCGTCACACGGAGCGCTATCTGATGGCACGTAAAGAGATCCCCTTTATCGTTGAAACAGAAGGACGCGATAAGGGTAAGGAATTCCTCATCACTGAGATGTCGGCGTGGGATGCCGACACTCTGGCGCAGGATATCTTCCGCGCCATGGGTGATTCTAATTACAGCAGCATCCCGGCTGATGTGATCGCAATGGGTTGCGCAGGGCTGGCAACTGTCGGACTGAGCGTAATCTCTGCGTCATCTCCTGAAGTTGCCCGTCAGTTGCGTGATCGCCTGATGTCGACGGTGGACATCATCATCACCAGTGAAGGCCAGCGCCAGCAGCGCAAAGTGAATGGTTCTCTGGACTTCGAAGAGGTGTCGACGATTCGCTCCCTGCTGGACAAGGTGTTTCAGGTTAACTTTGATTTTTTAACGATCGCCGGAGAGTAAAGTATCCCTTCCTTGAGGAAGATGCTCTACCGGCTAAGTTAGTCGCCCCCGTCAATATCTCATCAACCATCAACGCCATTATCTGCTCCGGTAAAGCCTCTTACCTCGATTTGCAGGAGAGGCTTTCCGTAGTGGATATGTACAACCTGCTCGAGATTATCTCAGTGGAAAACTTCAATCAGCGCGTGTGGCATAAGCATCAGGAGCAACGATGATCATCAACGAGTTGGCCTATAAGGTCACAATCAAGGCTGACGAGTTCCTGAATGGCAAACGTAAGCTGAAAGATGAGGTGAAGCAGTTGGAGGGGGATTTTGACCGCTCCGGCAAAAACATCAGCCGAACGCTGAAATCGAGCACTCTGGATGTAACTCAGTTTGGCAGCGCGGCGGCGTCATCGTTTCGCGGAGCTTACACAGCGGCTGCCGGGTTCCTAGGTATCGGTGCCGGGCTTTACGGCATCAAACAGCTATTCACCTCAACCTCAAACGAAATCGTTCGTGCGAGCAATCAGGCGAAGTTCTTCGGCACTGACGTGAACAAGATGTTTGGCATGCGGCGAGGATTCCAGCAGGCCGGATTGAATGGCGATGCGTTCATCGGTGCTTCTGGTAATGCTCGCATGTCGCTGGCTAATATCAAAGACCCAACAATCTTTGGTGGGCTCACCGGCGCGGCGCAAAACCTGATGGTGTTGGGTGCGCGTACCGGGCTGAACATAAATAACCTTGGCGACCCTAACAAGGCGCTGGGGGAATTCACCCGCTACGGCAAATCACACTCTCAGGAAAACCTGATGCAGGTGATGGCTGCAGCCGGATTCGACCCGACAGACGCAGCCAAGATTAAATCTGGCGAGCTAAAATCTCTGGTCGATTCTGAAACTAAGAAGTCGAACATCACTGCAGCCCAGGTAAAAGAGCAGGAAAACTTGTTGGTTACCCTGGGGCAACTCGACGCGCAGTTTGATCGCATCCGACAGGATATAGCCATCGCCTTTGCGCCTGAAGTCATGAGCGCACTGAAACAGTTTGGTGACTGGATCAAAGACCACCATGGCGACATCATTGGGTTCTTTAGTGCCGCTGGCGATTCAATTAAAAAACTGACGGAATCAGTCGGCGGGGCAAATGCGCTTTTGTTATTGCTGGCTGCCGGTCTGCGCTCAAACCCATTGGTTATGGCCACTATCGCTGCTACAACAGCAGCTCATGCCATAGATAAAGCTAATGCAGACGCTAAAAGCGAAGGTAAAAATGTTGGCGACTATATGTACGACAAGGTGCATGGTGATAAAACACCTTTCATCACATGGGATTCTTTAAAGTCATTTTTCGGCATTGACGAGCCAGCACAACACGCACAATCAGCAAGAAGGATGCAGCAGGCACCGGGAGAAATGGACGATCTGCTCCACGGCGTGATGATGACAGAATCAAGCGGGAACCCACTGGCATACAACACCAGTTCAGGCGCTGCCGGTGCTTATCAGTTTATGCCAGCAACTGCCAGAGATATGGGTTTGCGAGTTGATTCAACGGTTGACGAAAGACTTGATCCAGAGAAGTCTCGCGCCGCAGCTTCCGTGTACATGCGACAGTTGCTGAAACGCTATGATGGCAACGTCGACAACGCTCTCAGAGCCTATAACTGGGGAATGGGTAACGTTGATAAGTGGATCTCCAATGGTAGCGATATTTCACAACTACCAAAAGAAACGCGAGAGTACACCGGCAAGGTCTATGGAAACATGGGCAATGCCAGAAACTATTATGCGACACAGGGAAGAATGGCAGACAACAGGCCATATCAACTTGCATCGAGTGGCGGACAGCCTCAGATACAAAACAGCACCCACATCAACACCGTGAATGTGAACAGTAACCCGACCACAGTTGACGCGCTGACAAAGAGCATCAATCAACAAGCTAGCCGGGCATCGACAAACGCAGCATTCTCAAGTTCGGTAAAATAACAGATAACTTCATGTATTATAGTGAAAATGCCGTATAATTTACTCATGAAAAACACGGGGAATCGTGATATGAGACGTTCGGTGCTGTATTTATTTATCTATGTTTTCACATTGATGTTCTTCGCTAAACCAATCGACATAATGATGGGGGTTGATGCCTGGTACGCGCTGATGTTAGTGGCGCTATGGGTGGTGATTTCTGCAGCCATTGTTCACATCATTCATTTTTGGCCTACGAAAATTTCCAATTAGATAAACCCGCTCCGGCGGGTTTTTTATTGCCCGGAGAACCGATGAGCATTCTCAGCCTCAACACAGCAGACATATTCAACGCGATCGGTAGCGGATCTCCGCTCTCCATAATCGACAGCGTTCTCCACCCTCAGTACGTGATCCGCAACAGCAAAACCAACGCAGTGGCGCTTGAGTTCAGCGGCATGGCATCTATTCAACCTGGCGGACGGGCGCAGATAACCAACGCTCCGGTGGAGAATGGTAAATACCAGTCAATCAACAAGGTGAAAGAGCCATCTCTTGTCAGGTGCGAGATCATCATTACTGGCCTGACGGGGCTGACTGGCAGCATTCCAAACATCTTCGATCTGACGTTTACCAGCCAAAGCAGTGCTCTTGAAACCATCAAAACAATGCTGGAAACGGCAAACACATATGACATCGAGACGCCGAAAGAAACGCTGCAGAGTTATGACCTTGTTGATCACGATTACAACGTAAATTCTCAGCGCGGCGTATCCATGCTGACGGTGTATCTGGTGTTTCAGGAGGTTATGCAGCAGATGGAGGTTGTTCTCTCTGGCTCACAGTCGAACAGTAAGCCAACTAACGATGAAATCAGCCAGGGTATAACAGGAACCGGATCCGCAACAAAGGATGCTGGCTCTACCCCGTCGACGGTCGATGAGCTTGGGAAATCATGGTCATCTTTAAAAACGTCTGTGGGCGATATTGCCGGTAAGGCAACAAATGCCATTACAACCGGCTTTCAGAGTGCATTGGACACCGTTTCAAAGCCAGTTCTTGACGTAACCAACAGCGCAACGCAGAAAGCTGCGGAGCTGGCCAAGGAAATAAACGAGAACATCACATGAGAACTGTTTCCCTTGTTCCTCAGAAGTCGCAATCCATATCCGTATACTTAGCTGGCCAGCAATGCACTATCCGCTTAATTCAGCGCGAAAGCTTTATGTATATGGACTTAACGGTTAACGGCAACCCAATCATGCAGGGCGTACCGTGTTTATACGGTAACCGGATGGTCAGATATTCTTATCTTGGCTTCGTTGGCGATCTGGTCTTCATGGATAACGTGGGGCAAACAGACCCTTACTGGGAAGGTCTTGGTAGCAGATACATTCTTTACTACATAGAGGAGAGTGAGCTTGTACAGTAAACGATCTCTCCGCTTTGAGTTTGTGAATGAAACATCCTCATTAGATGATTCTGGCAATAACACCATTTCCATCAGCGAGGCCCGGGCCACGGTTTCATTTCAGTCTGCGGGAAATCTGTTCGGTACTCAGATTAACGTAAGCATTTTCGGATTGGGTATTGAGATGCTGGCGGCGCTGTCGTCGAAGGCTATGGGGCTATTCGGCAGCGATACAGAACGGATCAGCATGAAAGTATTTGTCGGTGAAACGGCGATATTTGCAGGATATATGACGTCATCCATCGCGAACATGAACGCAATACCAAATGCTGCATTGATGATTACAGCCACGGCAAATGCAGATCTGCAAAACAAACCCGCATCACCATTCTCGTTTAATGGAGCGACGCCGGTTCCTGACATCATTAACGCAATCTGTAACGCGGCAGGGTACAAGGCATACATCACCGGGCTCGATGGTCTGGTGGTTACCAACCCTCATTATGAAGGAAGCATTTTCACTCAGTTAGAGTCGCTCTGTAACGATGTTAATGTGGCGATGTCCGTCGCTCCGCCATCAATTTCTTTCTGGCCGCAAGATAGCACCAGAGATGATGTAATGCCGTTCATCTCCCCGGAATACGGGCTCATTGGATATCCGATATTTTCGAACGGCGGCCTGATGTTTCAGACTCAATTCTCAACGCTGCTAACTACCGGAAGAAACGTGCAGATAGAAACATCACTCCCACATGCAAGCGGAGTTTACAAGTTGACTAGCGTTAACCATGAGCTTTCATCATGGATGAATGATGGTCCATGGCATTCAATATGTATTGCTTACAGAGTTCAGAGTGAGGGAGGCAATGGCTGAAAACTTATTCACACCAACCAGCGCGCAAGTAAATGAACCCGAATCGCTGAAATTCACATTTGAAAGGCTCCTGTCAGGGGCCTTTTTTATTGAGCTTGTAAAAGTACAGGCTGTGAGAGGGGCCGCCCCTAATCTTGTTGTGGATGCAATTCCACTGGTTACGCGAACGGATCAGAGCGGGGCGATGATTCAGAACTCGACAATATTCAATATTCCGGTCTTTCGTCTGCAGCGGGGAAGCAGTGCAATCATCATGAATCCCGTTGCGGGAGACATTGGGATGATCGCCATATGTGACAGAGACACAACACTGGTACGGGCTAACCGAAAAGAATCGGTGCCCGGCAGCGGCAGAAAGCACAGTAAATCTGATGCGTTATATCTTGGCGGATTCCTCAACGCTCAGCCTACTCAGTTCATTGAATTTGCTGACGGCGCGATAAATATCACGACTCCGAATCCGGTAAATATCACATGTTCATCTGCAACAGTTACTGCCCCTGATGGCGTGACGATGACTACACCAACGCTGCACGTAACCGGGAACATCACGGCGGGCGGAAACATCACGGACAATAACGGAACACAGAGCGCATCGCTCAAGACTCTGCGTGACAACTATGACCAACACAAACATCCGGTTACAGGAGTTCAGACTGGCCTGTCAACTGTCACATCCAACGTAACGGATAAGCCAACATGACATACAGAACCATGCAATTAGACACATCAACGTGGGATTTGACGCTGGACGGAAACGGTAATCTGGCAATCGCCGATGAATCGTATTCTGTGGCGCAGGACGTTGCCAGCGCATGCCTGGTGTTCTCTGGTGAATGCTACTACGACAACACGCTGGGTATTCCGTGGAAAACTGAGGTTCTTGGCAGGCGCCCGTCGCCGGGTTTCATTGCACAGAAGATGCAGACGGAGGCGCTCAAATTGCCAATCGTTGATCAGGCTCTGGCGTCCGTATTCTTCGATAAAAACACCCGCACAACTCGCGGCACGATCCGCGTCACCGACATCAACGGGAATATTTCACAGGCCACTTTATGACGACATTAAATACAGCCGTTCCGGATGTCACCATTACCGAGAATGGCCTGCTGGTACCGGACGTATCTGACGTGCTCGCGGGTCGACTAACTGACATGTCGACAGCTCTCGGTGGAGGGGCAAGCCAATCTCTAAGCTCTCCACAAGGTCAGATCGCACAGTCCGATACAGAGATCATCGCTCAGGAGTATGACAAGCTGCTGTGCCTGTTTAATCAGGTAAACCCTGACTACGCAACGGGCAGGTTTCAGGACGGGATCGGTCAGATTTATTTCATGGATCGCATTTCTGCACAGGGTACAGTTGTTACTGCGACATGCATTGGGCAGGTTGGAACTACAATCCCCGCGGGCAGTACCGCCATTGATACCAATGGATATATTTACCGGTCTATCGATATCGCAACAATACCGGCTTCAGGAAGCGTTGATGTTCAGTTTGTGAATAACACAACCGGACCAATACCCTGTGCAGCAGGCGCATTAAATCAGATTTACCGGGCAGTATCTGGATGGGATGCGATCACAAATGCGAGTCCTGGAGTTGTGGGCGTCGACGTTGAGTCGCGAATTGCTTTTGAAACTCGCCGCAAGCAGTCTGTCGCGAGGAACAGTCGCAACCAGGACGCATCCACCTTGGCGGCATTGCTCGCCACTAATGGCGTTCTTGATGCATACGTCTGGTCAAACAGAACCGCGGCCACAGTAAACAAGGGAACGACTAACTTTCCGGTACTGGCACACTCAATTTACATCTGCGTGTATGGCGGAACTGATGAGGATGTGGCTGAGTCAATCTTCCAGACATACAACCCCGGGGCAAACCTGAACGGCAGCACTCATCACACCGTTTACGATAATGTTAACTATCTACCTCCATATCCTGAATATGATATGCAATGGCAGAAAGCCACACCGACGCGGGTTTATTTTAATGTTGAGTTAGACAGCTCACTTAACCCTCCAAGCGATATCACATCGCAAGTGAAAGCTATGATCGCCAATGTATTTAATGGTGGTTACGAAGGGATAGGGAAGGCGCGTATTGGTTCTACAATTAACGCCGGAAAATATTATGCACCTGTGATTTCAATTTCTCCCGATACGGTAGGAATACTGAGTCTTGAAGTTTCCCTTGATGGATCAACCTATGGCCCGGCAATAACAATGGGTATAGATCAGGTTCCAACCATTCAGGAATCAGACATCACTGTAACGTTGTCATAAGAGGTATCCATGTGGGAAGACACAATTCTTACCCAATATTCCGCAAGTAAAAAACTACTTTCCATTATTGATACATTCAATCAGTCCGTAAGTCTTGATGACTTTACAGATGAGTTCCTAACCAAAGTATGGGATTTAACAACTTGCGAGACTTTTGGTCTTGATATGTGGGGTAAGATAGTCGGCATAAGCAGGTATATAAACGCACCAATTGAGAGTATCTCTTTTGGTTTCAGTGAGGCTGACGATTCAGATCCAGATTATCCAACGCCATTCAATGAGTCTCCTTTCTTTGGTGGAGTGCAGGAAACAACCAATGTCATGCTTGGGGATGATGCGTACAGAACATTAATTTTTTGCAAAGCATTTACAAACATCAGCATCGCAACCATTCCGGAAATAAACAAATTCCTTAAAATACTTTTTTATCAACGAGGCAGAGCATACTGCGTAAATTACAGAGATATGACAATTGGCATGACTTTTGAGTTTGCACTTGCTCCATACGAAGAATCAATTTTAACAAATTACGATGTGACTCCTGTTCCAAGTGGGGTTCAGGTAAATATCAGGCAAATTGTAAGTCCATACTTTGGTTTTGCTACTGATGCATATCCATTTAATGACGGCACATTTTATAGAGAATAAATATGAATAGAACTGATGCTCCGACAAAACAGCCAAAACCTTTCGGTATCAATGGGCCTCGAGAGCCAATTCTCGCCACAACGCCAGCCGGTGATAACACTGCATCCTATGATGTTGGATTTCCTTCAATCACCATGACACTGAAGTCTGCTGGCGGACTCCCTCCGAAAGGTCAGGATATGAATCAAATACTGTATGAGCTCTCATCTCTTTCAAGATGGTTCAGTGCTGGAGCCTTCAACACGTTCGATGCAACTTTCTCCACTGCAATTGGTGGATACCCTTCCGGATCTGTTGTGATAAGTGATAACGGCAGCAAGCTATATGTTAACCGTATTGATTCAAACACATCTAACCCAAATGCATCGGGGGCGGGGTGGGTTGATTTTGTCGGTTATCTTGGATTGACATATTATGCCGATAAAAAAAGCCTGTCGACACAGGAGTTTGATGGACCTGTCTCGTCTAAAGACAGCCTTACCGCAACATCGTCAGATGGGGTAACCCGCAAAGTATCGCTTAATGCCAGTACGGGTTTGCAGATAGTTACTTATGATGGCGGAACTTACAAGGGGGCAATAAACATCCCGACAAAAGACGGGACAATGGCACTTGTATCGGATTTGGCTAATTTTGCTGATAAAAAAACGTCAGATTCTCAGGTGTTTACGGCACCTGTTGTGTCAAACGACAGTATCGTTGCGCAGTCAGGAGGCTCAAGAGTTATCCTGTCAGCACAAAACGGGCTGAAGTTAATCACATATCAGAATAATCAGTATGCGGGTGGGGTTGAGGTACCGAAACGAGATGGTGTTATAGCGCTGACTGCTGACCTGTTTGGGGTGTCACAAACCTGGCAAAACGTGAAAGGCAGCCGTAGCGCCGGGGTGACGTATACCAACTCAACAGGCAGGACAATTGCTGTATCTATCGCAGGTATTCTTGCATCAAATATGACGGGTGTTCAGTTGTCGCTCGCTGTGGGAGGGGTAGAAGCGTCAAGTTTTGCATTGACGCAGTCTAGCTTTGATATCCGCGGAAACGTATTTGCTATAGTTCCGCCGGGGGCAACGTACAATCTTACGGCAGCTAATGTCACATCAATTCTTACCTGGTCGGAGTTGCGCTGATGAATACAAGCATCAAAAAACAAAAATATTATACTGACGCCCATGGGAAAGTGTTTTGCATTGACATCATGCAAATTAACGAAGAAACGTGGGAAGAAGAAGTCGAGAGTGATTGGCGGCAAATTAGTGCTGATGAAGCCATGTTGCTCGCTAATCCACCTCCAACGACTGAGCAATTAACAGACCAGGTTAGAGCTAAGATCAAAGCATTAATTTCCGAAGCCGCGTCAGTCATTGACCCACTTAAAGAAGCATTAGAAGGGGAATATATTGATGAAGAAGATAAGCCAAAGCTAATGGTCTGGCAAAAATATCGTTACGCACTGACGAAAGTTGACCCTGCTAACCCCTCTTGGCCTGATAAGCCAGAATAGGAATCGTTGGTGTTATTGTAATGTATCCAGCAAAACCAACTATTTGAAACAGGCATCCTTCCTCTTGGACTGAGGACAATACGAAACTATACCGCTTTCGTTCCATCTGATCCAGTTATAGGATGACAATGGAACTTGGCTGCATGGCTTAAAATGAATGCTTCAGCATAATTAAACAGCCCGGAAATATCCGGGCTGTTTTTATTTTGGTATTTTGCATTCAATATATTTGTATGAAATATTTGATGCTAATATTGACGCAATGAAAACGACGCCTATAAACCAAAATGAAGACATCATACTCCAATCTATAAAGTAAGATGCTATTTTGTAACACAACATAAAAACAAGAGGGTGTATAAGATATAGCGAATAAGAAGCATCACCAATTGAAATAATTAATGATGGTATCTTGATGTTTTTTTGAATATAATCAGCGCAAGAAGTTAAGCACAGGAACATAAAACAAAAGAATTTACCTGAATGAGCTATGCCATGACCAGCATCAATCTTGGTTACATAAGCATAGACTGGAACTGATATGCCTAATATAATAACAGGGATGGCAATACTACTTTTAGATATGCTCAATGCTCCCCTTTTGTAAAGAATAGCAACTACAGCACCAAAAATGAATTCCCATATAATGCTTTGCATTGTTAAATTAAGATATCCAGCGCCTATTATTTTTGGCCTGTCAAAGTTTACCCCGCCAATGATTGCCGGAATGGCAAGTAGTGTTACTGAGAACCAAATGATGTAGAAAGTGTACCTGAATCTACCACATGCGATTCCAATGGCACATATCACATAAAAATAAACTTCATAATTGAGAGTCCATCCTACAAATAAAGTTGGTGGCCCAAGATAAATTGGCGAGTCCAGATTTAACGGTATAAATAAAAGGCTTTTTATTATGTTTAAAATATCAAATGGAGATCCGTTTTGGTTGTAATAAAAACCCTTCATTCCTGAAAAATCAAAACCATTAACAAGTGCGATATAGGCAATTGTGCATATGAAATATAAAGGCCAAACTCTTAAAAATCTTTTCCTAATAAATTTAAATGTATCTTTTTTATCGTAATCAATAGATGTGTATATTATAATAAATCCGCTTATTATAAAAAATAAGTCAACACCGAACGCTCCCGGCCAAAATAGATCGTAAGCCAAATTTTCCAGAGGTGAATGCCTTAAAAAATCTCGCGCATGACACAAGACTACTAGCAT